TCTATGGCAATTCGTTTGGCATCCGTAAGATCGGGTAGATCATGCGGAGGAACCCACTCACTTTTTGGGGCGAACATGTGCATTTGTAGGGGCATTACTTTTCTCCGCCAAGCGCAGCATACCCACAGATATCAACCCAACCGTCCATGTGGTTAGACTTCATCAGTCGAGCGCACTTCATTAAGATCATACAGACCGATACTTGCTCTACTGTTATCTCTGTTTTTAAAAAGACCGACCAGAGATCGGCTATGTCTTGGAAGTTTTCTTTAGCGTCGCCGTAGTCTTGCGCACGGTCACCGTTAATTAATGTTTCTGCTTGCCTCAATATTTCGTCACGTTTCATTATTTTTTTCCTCTGGGTAATATACTAGGTAGAAAGATTTACAGTGCGGACAACTGAGGTTTGTTTCCATTACATAATCCTCAGAATCTTCGCAGTCGTGATCTCCTCCCCATATTAGTTCAGTTTTACAGTGCCAACATTTCATAAATCATAACTCCTATGTGCATCTTCTGGTTCTACGATATACAAGTTTTTACGAGTTCGGGTCACGCCCACATAAAAAACTCTGTGCATATCGTCTGGGTTTATCTGCATCGCTGCGTCTGCGGCTGTAGATAAATCTGTGTAAAGCACGACATTGTCGGCCTCTCCGCCCTTCGATCCGTGGATCGTGGACACTGTTATACGGGGGATGCCATTGAACTTTTCTCCGCGTCGCAGCAAAGATGTAAGATAGGCTCTATCTTTATCGGGTATTTTATCCATGGCTTCTGACCAGATCATTTCTTCCTCGACTGCCAACCCGTGGTGGATCTGTAACTCAGCCAAGCTTACCATATCATTATCTTCAAGTGCGGGCAGCTTTTTAAATCCACGAGTAATCCGTTTACCTACGGACATAAAACTGTAGATGTTTCGGGCTGTCTTCCCTGTAATCAATTTACCTTTTTGCAGGTCGGTCCACCCGTTGACGGCGTCACTTATCTTTTCGCCAATGGACCGTGAGCCGCGATAGGTAAACAGGTATCCGTTTGAGCGTAGATCGGCAGACACGGGCTGTAGTTGGTATCCCGCTTGCGCTAATACAAGCCAACTTTCTTTAGACATGTCCAACTCATTTACATCTGTTATTCTAGAATATTTCCCTGTTTCAATTCTTGGCTCATATTTCTTTGGGTATCTGTTTTTTATTCGATTAGAGATACGTTCTGCTATGCCATGCACGACAGAGGGTATTCTATAGGACTTTGATAAGGTTTCTGAGGGGCCGTCGAGTTTTATGAAGTGATCTACATCTGCCCCCGCCCAACGGTAGATGGCTTGGTCATCGTCTCCCGCGCAATACATTCGGTTGGTCTTTTGCTCTATCAGGTGGGCTATGTCCCACTGTAATGGGGATAAGTCTTGGGCCTCATCTAAAAAGCATAGATCAAACGGAGGGCAGAATCGGTGCCCGTCATCCACAAAGCTTTGCAGCATGTCTGTGAAATCATACAGACCTAGAGCGGTTTTGTATTCGTGTAGGCTCTTGGCGACAAAGTTAACTGTATTCCAATCGTCCTCCAAGGAGCTATGGTTGTATTCATCTCGCAGATCATTCTTTTTTATACGAGCTAAGTTAATCAGGCTGATGATCGGGTCATGCTTGTTGAGTACGTCGGATATATCATCGTCTATTGATACGCTCCCTGATACAAGGTTAATGCCGATAGCCAAGCTTAACTCTTTGTAATTCTCAGGCTGCATGATCTGTTCGGGCTTTATGTCAGACAACGTAAGTGCAAGACTGTGCAAAGTCCTGAAGTAAAACAAATCCTTCTTTGGATCTAGCTTGAACCGTGCCGCTGCCCGTTCTTTGGCCTCAGTGGCTGCTTTACGAGTAAACGCCAAGAACGCAATACTCAAAGGTGGGGTGCCCTCTTCAAGAGCCTTGTCCACCATATTAAGCAGAGTCGTGGTTTTTCCCGTTCCCGGTGGTCCGAATATTCTGAACATTATTCTTTTCCCTGTTATATATCTGTGACACGCGCTGCTTAGAGATGTTAAACCACCTAGCTACCGCAGTTGCTGTCATATGCTGCTCATCTATCATGCGGACGATTTCTCTGTTTCTCGTCCTTTTAAACTCGTCTATCAAAATGGTGCCTCGTTTCCAAATTTTGGTGGATCTATTTCCATATCGCCACTTTCATAAGAAGGTATATGCCATACCCTGACGGATCGACCCTTGATCTTGAGGACCGTGGACTCGCCGTTAATGTCTCGTAGCCGTTGCGCTACCTTGTGGGATTTGTACTCAAAGAACTTATTCTTGCGTAAGAACGCCTCAAAGTCTTTCAGTCTGAAATAAGTTAACTTGGACTCGTCGTCTGTCCAAGGCTTGCGTAACAGGATCTCTTCTTTGTCTTGGGCGTTTTGTAGATAAGAACAGAACTCCTCAAGATAGTCATAGAACTGACCGCTGATACTGGCGTCTTGTGCCACCTCGACAATCGCGCTTTCGTTTTCTTTCATCTCCGTGAGCAGCGCACCGATGCGGGCTTCCCATTGCTGTTTTGCTACAGACCGCGGCATTATATTGAGTTGTTCCATACACGACTTTTGAAAGGCGGGTTGGCTCATCAGAGCTTCGGTATCTAATTCTAGTGGCTCTCCGTTTACATCTAGAAACCAGACGGGCGGGGAGGAGTTGTATTTGCGTAAGTTTGCAATGGGCACACCCGCAACCGCTGCACCTATCCCAAACTTCATGGTGCGGCAAAGGTCTTTGTTGCAGTGTGCATTTATCGGCGCGTCATTACACTTATAGGCATAGTCCTTGCGCTGAACCTGTTTGGCTACGACATTCACTTCGTTCAGAGGTAGCGGCGGTTCAAAATACTCCATGTTATACTTTAGTATTTCGTTTTCCCAACTGTCGGGGAAAGCTTTGCGTAAGAACACGCCGACGTTAAACAGCCCGTTGTTGCGACCACCCTCTGATATTTTCATCTTTGCCAAGATTTTCAGGCATGGAGGTCCACCGTTAAAGTCTCCAATATCCGCAGAGCTTTCAACCTGTATCTTTGTTATCTGTTCAGGCGTCTGCTTATGCGCTTCGTACAGTTCGATAAACTCTTCTAGGCTTGCAGAGGTCCCGTCATCCAGAAAGGCGTACCGTAGGCCCTCCTCTGCGTTGTAATAGGGCAAGTTAAGGAAGTTCCCTACGTCGCCTCTATCTAGATGCAGCTTTACTTGCTTGGGAAAGATTTCACTGTCCCCATAGCCAAGTGCCGATGAAATACTTTGCAGCGACTTCTGCATATCTCTTGCTTCAACCCATTCAGATGAAAAGAGAAAGCAGTGTGCCCCGCCTGACTTTGATCGACACACGACCAAAGGTAATTTCAAACGCCTGATTTTTTCTATCAGAAGTTTATGGTCTAATGGGTATTGGTCTACATCGACACAACCCCACTTACATTTGTTTTCAGCATTGATGGGAATGATGCCGACTGAACTGCCTTTACCAGACAGGTGGCCCTCCCAGAGTTTCTTGGTCCGTGGTTCGCGAACTATTGCCGCTTTTCCTGTATTCTTACCGTTGGACTGCTTCTTCTCTACTTTGTAAGTACCATATGCTTCTTGTAAGCCATCAAAAATGGCTGAGAATTTTTCTACTGACATGGTTTACCTCAAAAGGTGAACGACCCTGACATAAAAGCCAGAGCCGCTCTGTGAAACTTAAAACGGTATATCGTCGCCTTTAGCGGGCGCAGCATTATCGTCTTGATGTTTCACGACCACGTCACCAGTGGTGATGCTCTCAAAAAAATCTTTGGAGCGTTTGTATAATCCACCATCGGTCACAGGTCCTTCGCGGCTCATCTCCCAATTATGCCACGATCCTTTACTGTTCTCTTCTTGAACAGTTTTAAGATGATATACTTGGCTAAAGCGAGGCGGCGTAAATGGACCGTTTGTTCCTTGCATTTGAACCGATGACATCATACTATTCCACTTCCGACTTTTCTTGAGGGCAGTGGACTTCATTGCAATCAACGCGGTTTCAGCCGAACCGTCTTCGTTTACTATAACGACAAAGTGTTGATGCGTTTCTTCGATATAAGAACCGTCTCCATTTACGACATAATCCTTATTATCGTCATCACTCCTTTTTACAGGAGGACATGCTTGTTGCGTATCAAATATAGCTAAAGGCGCTCCTGATCCAGAGCCTCGCGGTGCCCATTGAATAAATCGCCTTTGATAAGCGCAAGGTATTACACGGATACCCGTCTTACCTTTATAAACCTGACCAGACACAGTGTTATATAAATCACCGCGTTTGGCTTCCTCAAGTTCATCAAGTAGTGGATCCAGACCAGATAAAATCTTGAGGAACGGCAGTGCCAGATCCTCTTGGCTCATATCATTGATACCAGTTCCCGCATCCGCCTCAAACATAGACGGATCAAATTCAGCCATTTCTGACTTGTTTACTTTAGTTACAGCTTTACCCATTTTTTGCTCCTTTTATAACTGCACGTTGCCCTACATAGGCACCAAATAAATCCATTGGAAATTCATCGCCCGCTTCAATTCTTTCGCGGACAAAAGCTCTTAGTGTTTGAGAGTGAATACTGGTATCCTGTTGCGCAGAGTACCCTTCTTTCTCAGCAAGAGACTTAAATGCTCCCGCCATATCATCTTCCCCCCGACCAAAAGATACAGCCACATTATTCTTTATAATGTCATCATACCCATGATCTCTTAACCAATCGTATGCCTTCTCCCGGTTAGCAACCAGGATCGATGCACCATACGTTGGCTTTACATCGATGGTAGAGCCGTCGTCCAAGGTAAACGAGGCAAGCCCCATTTCTGCCATAGACGCAGGCAACTCCTCATCGGTTAGACGTAGCAATTCTTTCTTTGAGTCTTTGAACTGACGTTCAAGATCTGCTACTTCTATCTCTTTTGTTTTGATTATTCTGGCTAACTCAGCGACTGTCTTTAATGCGCCTCCGTCTGCCTTTTCTAAGTTGGAAGCAAACTTTTCCTCAAAGTCTTGTTCCATTTGTCTTACTAGATCGTCCGACATTTAGTCTCCTTCGCGGTTCGTGGTTCGTTGTTAAAGACCTTTTTGGGGTCTTGACATATTTTCATATACTCTTATAAATTCCTATAGTCAAGAGGTAGAGCATGAAGAAATACGAATTTAAAACAAAACCATTCGATCACCAGTTAACCACGCTACAGGAATCTTGGGATAAGGAGTACTATGCACTCTTTATGGAGATGGGTACAGGGAAATCAAAAGTCGTTGTAGATAATATCGGTGTACTATTTGAACAGGGCGAAATAGATGCTGCTCTGATCGTTGCACCAAAGGGTGTGTATGATAACTGGGTACAAGGAGAGATACCCGTACACTTCCCGGATCATATAAATAAAAGGGTCTTGCGTTGGGAGCCAAAAACAACCAAGACTTATATGGCAGAATTGGAAGAGCATATAATGGAGCCGTTCGACGGGATTAAGTTCTTTGTGATGAACGTAGAAGCTTTTTCAACGCCTCGCGGCGCACAAACCGCGGGGCGGTTTTTAGTTCAAAACCCAGATAACTTCATGGTGGTTGACGAAAGCACAACTATAAAAAACCGCAAGGCTTCGCGGACCAAGAACCTTATGGTCTTGACCAAGTACGCCAAGTATCGCCGCATACTTACAGGCTCCCCTGTCACTAAAAGTCCTATGGATTTATTCAGTCAGTGTAACTTTCTGGCAGAAAAGGCTTTGGGGTTTAATAGTTACTTTGCTTTCCAGAATCGCTACGCAATGGTGCAGAAGCGTGTCATGGGGGCTAAAAGCTTTCAGGAGATAACGGGCTATCGCAGGCTTGATGAGCTATCAGAAAAGCTCGACCTATTCTCTAAACGTATTCTAAAAGAAGAATGTTTGGATTTACCTCAGAAGATATACATGAAGCGGTTTGTCCCGCTTACGGAGGAACAAAGCAAAGTCTATGAGCAGATGCGTAAGCTTGCTTTGGCTGAACTGGATAACGGAGAGCTTGCTACAACTGCAAGCGTTCTGACACAGATTATGAGATTACAACAGATTTGCTGCGGGCATTTCACTCCTGACGTTGGAGAGATCCGCACATTAAAGAACAACCGTCTGAATGAACTCTTGGACATTACAGACGAGCTACAGGGAAAAGCAATCATTTGGGCATCGTATACCCACGATATTCAACAGATAGCTTCAGCCCTGCGCCACCGCTTTGGCGTCGAGGCGGTGGCACTTTATTACGGTGAGACACCACAAGATCAACGGCAAGCTATTGTCGAGAGCTTTCAAGACAAAGATAGCCCGCTACGCTTCTTTGTGGGTCAACCCAAGACAGGCGGGTATGGCATTACCCTGACAGAGGCCACCACGGTTATATATTATAGTAATAGTTATGACTTGGAGATACGGCTACAGTCGGAGGACCGTGCGCATCGGATCGGGCAACACCATCCTGTAACTTACATTGATCTGGTATCGCCTAAAACAATAGACGAGAAGATACTTCAGGCGTTGCGTAGTAAAATTAATTTAGCTGAGAAGGTCTTGGGCGAGGACGCAAGGCAGTGGTTAACGTAGCGATACCCTCTGGCTCCTGATACATTTTCTTAGGTTTTCCTCTTATAACCCCAGGAACCGCAGGCTGTATTGTTTCGATACCCTCTACAGCCCGTTGCTGCGGTGCAACGCTTGAGAAGAAGGTAGGAAACACATCTGGTCTTGCGGGAGGAGCAGCATACATTCTGTTTTCCACAGGAGGGGCGGGATAATCTTGCATTAAAGACACGGCTGTTTCAGGGGACTGCTTAAACATTTCCATTTGATTCATGTCTTTTGGATTAAACCCTTGAAGGGCCGCAGTCACTTTTATAGGATATTGCACAGCTTCGTCAGTCAATACATTAAGATTTCTTCCTGACGCAATAAACTTATCAACATTGCCCTTACCCGCATTGTACGCCCGCAAAGCATCATCTACCTCAGAATATTGACCTAACATGGCATCCAAATATTGATTACCTAGCTCGACGTTAACTTCTGGTAAGAACAACAGACGTTCTAATGTTTCATCAGAAGTATCGTTAAAAACGTAGCCTAGTCTCTCTGCTATTTCAAAAGCATTTTCTACACCAAATCCGGGATCGCGGGCCGTGGGAAGCATGATCTGCATCAAGCCAATTGCTCCGTCTGGACTGACAGCATTGGGATCACCATTGCTTTCTGTCATCATTACGGCATTTCGTAGACCTTCGATTTCTACTTTATCTCTCGCAGTGGCTGCACCGCCTTCGGCAAACTGCTCATAAGCGCCAATGCCCCGTGGGCCGCGGTACATGTCACGAGCCGTGTCGCTCAAGGACGCTATGCCTTCGACGGGTCCGCCCATATACATTCTTTTAAGTTCTTCTTGTTTTGCCCGCTCTGCAATGTCTTGAATCTTTTCTTCATCAAAATCTGTTAGCTTTCTTAATTCATCTACCTTGTCGTTATAAATTCTTTCCGCACTTCTAATACGCATTTGCCGCATTTCTTTAACTAAATCAGGAGGCGTTTCGCGAACCATCTGCATTGACGGATTAGGCGAAGAAAAAGTAATTCCCTCATTTAATTTATCGTTAACATCTTCTACAAAAGCTCTTGCATGTGTAAAACGGTCAATCCCGTTTCTATCTTTTGCTTTATCCAACCCACGACGTTGAATTTCTTCGGATAACATTTTGTATTTTGGATTTAAAGGTAAATTATCTGCTTCAAGAGATCCAAAATCAAAAAATTGTCCATTCCTAGGATCATATTGAATTGAAACAACTTCTTCAATTGCTTCGTCGGAAGCTCCTTTTAAATCGGCAGGCGTCATATCTTCCAATATATTAATTGCCTCATCGACTATTTCGTCTTGACTGCGAAAAATAAAAGCGTCCGCATCGTCTCGAATCCTCATTGCGTCTAAAACTTCTGGTGCGTTTGGAGATTCAATGTCTGCCGTTTCATCCAGTATTTGGTACTTTTCATCAATCTGATCTTTTAAAGCTCTTATATTAGCCATCGCCATATCAAGCGGATTGATAGCGGCTCTACTGCCTACCTTTGTGGCCTTTGTCACAACGTCAGTAATTACATCAGGCGCTAATGCTGCTACGGGGACCGCGGCTGCCGCTCCGGCAAGAAAGTTACGTCGGCTTGGGTCCGCCAACGCATCTTCCGCAATCTCTTTTGTTGCCCCTGTTGGAGCTAAAACATCCATTAAAGTTGCCTTAACAGGTTGCTTTGCCAACGCGCCAAGACCCATCATCATTAAAGGAGAAGCTGTTTCTACTCCCGCTTCAATTAAAGCCGACCTGCGTTGTTCTGGAGAAAGGTCTGAATCGGCGGCACGTCCGCTTGCAGCCATGCCGCGCATAATACCTTGTACAGGATCCACGGCGGAAAAAAGGTTATAAATCTGTTTACCTTTTTCCTTTAATTCAGGAGGTATGTAATAAGATATTCCTCGACTATCAGACATTCTCTATCCTAAAGACGGAAGTACAAGTGGATTAACCGCGGGAGTGTAAGCTCCGGGAGTGTATGCGGTAAAAGTGTACGGTTGAATATTTGACATACCAGTGCTTGGTAATCCCGCTATACCTGCCGTGTTTACGTTAGAAGAAGGAATTATAGGCGTGTAATTTGCTGAAGTGGTTACAGGCTGTCCCGAAGTTATGGGGTTTGTATTATACGTTCCATACCCCGCACCGCTACCTGCACCAATAATTGAATACTGATTAGCTGCCGCTGCCGCTGCCGCTAATTGATCAGCTTGCGCTTGTGCTGCGGCTGCCGCTGCGGCTGCCGCTGCTTCTTGTTCGGCTTGTGCCGCTGCCGCCGCTGCCTGTTCTGCCGCTAATTGATCAGCTTGCGCTTGTGCCGCTGCCGCCGCTTGCGCTGCTGCCTGTTCTGCCGCTAATTGTTCCGCCGCGCTTATATTACTTGTTAAATTGTCAATTAAACCTGTTTCATAAACACCTGAAGCATCACCCGCTGCATTTAAATATCCTAACCTTTCTTCATCTGTTAGTTCTGCATTTAAATCTAAAGCAGTGTTAAGTACATTATCGATTGCAGCTTGCTGACCTGAACCTCCAACTACCCCCAGGTCTTGCGCTAATTGGTTAGCAAAATCAATTTTTTCCAAATCACTTAGATCGTCTCTGCCCGCAACCATGTTTTCAATAAAAGCGTTAGCTACATCAGGATTATTTGCACCTACATTTGTATCTAGACTTCCTATGCCCTCATTAACAGTTGCAGCTTCTGCTGCCGCAGCAGCAGCAGCTTCTCGTGCCGCAGCTTGTCGGGCTTTCTTTTTCTTTTTTTTCTTTCTGGAGACAGAAGCTTGTCTTGCGGGATTGCTATCAAACTTTTCTTGAGCAGACATTGGATTGGATTCTGGTCCGGGCTGAGTTGTAAGTTCGGGAGCATAACTGTTGTCATCATTCATTCCAAGAGCATTGGTCACAGTATTTACTGCGGTATTGTAAGCGTTTGAAATGTAACTAGATATGCCTCCCCCGTTAGAATAACCCATCGGAGCCGTGGCTAACGAAGGAAGACCCCCGCCATTGCGGTAAGCCATAATCTGTTTAGGCATATCACTTCTCATCATATCAGGCTTCCTATTCCTTCTTTGTTTCTAATCATACTCGAAATCGAGTCGTTTGGAAATAAGGCGGCATACCTAGACTGGGTCGCGGGCTGCGAAACATTGTTTGGGACAATTGGCGCAGGGGCCGCGGCCCGTCTAGGATCCACCGTGGGACGGATGGTGGGAGTTTCCGTCCTTGGTATGAGTGAGGCTCTTTGGTTAGTGGCGGGAACACTTGGGATGACTTGGGATTCTTGATCGTTGGTGGGAATAACTTGAGATGCTTCAACCTTTTCTTGCGTCTCCCTGACAACAGCGGGAGCTAGGCGACGAACTGGCGTAGTAGCCGCAATAAAACCTTTTTCCGAAAGAAGTTCTGCAATTCTGCCCGCAATATTATTGCGTTGTTTTTCTGTTCGACCCTGTTTGAGCATGGTTGCCATTAGATCAGGATCTTTAAACATCTGAGTCATAACATCCATTTTTAAGGACTCTGGAATCTGGTTAAAGATTTTTCCATATACTTGTCGAAAGGCTTTTGAACCTGCTCCCGCAGCAACCAATTGACCCGATCCCGTGTCTCCGGGAATAAGGGCCTGCATTCTAGAACCAACGGAAGACCCTGCAATTCTAAGGTAGAAATCCATCATCGGACCGACGCTTTCAGCTAAATCGTCTAGCCCCATGTCCCCACTTGCTACAAATGTTTCCATTTTCACAAGCTCAGTAGCAAGGTTTTTAAGTCTGGTAAGCTCTTGTTCAGACATTAATTCCTTACTGCCCATCCAATCCACAAGACTTACTTTGTTTTGAGAGTTAGGGTGAGGAGCAAAAAGTGTATCGAAAAAGGATCTTGCGCTAAAAGTTTGACTAGTTCCGCCCGCTTTGACCATAGCTGATTCTATAAAAGCAGACCTTAATCCTTCAAATGCTTCTTCTTTTGTGTGTTCTACCCCATCCGCAGTTGTCCATTTATCAGGAGCTTTGTTTGCAACATCAAACAATTCATCCCATGAAGCTACTGGTTTTTTCTGTGCATTTGATATAGCTTTGCTCGTTGCTGTGGCAGGATTTTCAGTTGTTCCGGGTAATAAATCCATAAAAGAAACTTTTGAATTTAATTCTTTAACGGCTTTGCGCTGCTCAACTTTTGTTTCATCTAATAAAAGTGTAGCTGTTTGCACGTTTTCTAAGTCCGCTTTGAGAGCGGGCATAGCGGATAGAATGTCTTGGTTTTCTGGGCGTTCCATCCACTTTCGCAACGCAACGACGCTTACTTCCCCCGTGTCAGGATTAAACGCCTGCGATCTGATGTTTCTTAAAATGCTTTCCGTGGTTCCTCGAATAGAAACAGTGGTGTTTATTGCATCTTGCACATTTTTGAGAACATCAGGATAAGCCGACAAAGACTTCGTATTATTTTTTAACCATTTATTTAAACGAGCGGTGTCTACAAGCCCTGTATCTTCATTCACAGAATAACTTATTGCCCTGTTCAAAGTTTTTTGTAAGTCAGGATTGCCCGCAGCAGTGGATAAGTTGGTTAACGATTGAGTAAGTTCAAATTGACCAATTTGATCAAGTTGTTTCATACGAAGGTAACCTGCGTCAGATTGAAAAACATCATTTGCAATCATTTCAGGTGCCGTTTTAAAAGCACCCGATCTACTTTTTGCTAAAACATCGCCTGCAAAAGTTCTTGTAAATGAATCATTAAGAGCTTTTGTGTAAGCACGAGCAGTATTATAAGCAGCATCGCCTGTGTCAAAATTATTTAGATCTCTCATAAGAGCTTGTGAAAAACCATATGCCAATCTAGCTGAATTGGGTTTTCCTCTAGCCTCTGCCTCACGAGCCTTTGATAAGGCGACACTATACATGTCATAAATTTCTGTTGCAGTAAGACCTTGAAAATCTTCAGACCCATCTCCAAAAACCGCTTTGGCTAGATCCTCTCCGTCCGCAGATGCATCGGCATCCAACCCTAAATCACTTCTTTTTCTTTGAACAAACTTAATCAAAGGAGATAAATCGCTAAAAACATCATCTAAAGCTTCTTCCGTCACAGGAAGATTTGTTTCCATCCATTCAATAAATTGAGGAGTATTCGTAACCTCCCCGCTTTCATCTACAAACGAATCTATTACAAAGTTTTTATCTATGCTTTTCCATAGTTTCTTTTCATTAAACCTTGCCGCTTTTAGTCTTTCAGACAAAATGTTTTGAAGATTTTGACCTAATTGAGCTTGACGCGCATCGGGTGCACCAATTGCATCGAAGGCATCAAACAATTTTTGCATTGAGGATGCTAAGTCTTTTTCTAAGCCGTTTGAAAAAACAGCTTGCATCAACACCGCTGCTTCTTGAGTAGCCGCAGGGTCTTCAGATGCAAATAAAGCAGTTATTGTATTTCTTAAAGCTCGTGTTGCTTGTGTATTGGCAGAAGATCTTTCTTTACCAACTCCCGTAGTAAGTTTTTCTAAAGATTTTTCCAAAGTAAGTAATGCCGGAGATCCCGATTTAAGTGCCGCGGTCAAATCAATAGAATTACCGCTTTCATCAACCAAAATATCTGTAAATTCATTTGATCCTAATCTTCTAATAATTTCTTCAGGATCCTCACCCGCTTCTTCAATCGCATCTAAAATGTAATTTACAACCTGTCCTTCACGAGCAGATTTAAGTACATTGGCTTTTTCTAAAATTGTTCCGTCTTTGACCCCAGATGCAAGAGATTTTCCGCCTCTATAAACTTGTATTAATCGCGTGGTCAATAAATCTGCGGCAACAGGTAAACTAATCCCACCCCCAAACTCTAAAGTTAATCGGGGCAATGCCTGACCAGGAAACATTTCTTCAGCGGCACCCGCTCCACCTGTTGCGCCTACTCCAGAAAGGGTTTCAAAAGCGAGGGCAGTTCCCGGAGCCGCTTTCGCTGCTCCACCCATACCACCAATGGTTTTTTCGATTCCGCCTGCAATTCTTGAACTTATTGTTTTTTTACCACCTAAAGCTATTTTTGCAGCCTCAACGCCAAAATTTATTTTATTTGGCACTAAAAAAGGTAGCGGCAACCAAGCTGTTGCGCCTGCGGCGGTCTTACCCATTTCATAAGCAGACGTTTGTCCCGGTAAAATGGGAGGCTCTTCGCCCATTATTTCTTCGGTTACTTTTTCACCCAATGTATATCCACCTATGGCAGATAAAGTTCCAAAGACTAATGGTGTTCCTACTCTTACCGCTAAAGTTAAAGGATTAGTAGGCGGAACTCCTGAAACCAATTGATTACCTAGAGCAAAACCGCCCATAAATGTTGGTACGGAGGCGGCTTGAGGAATAATATCTCGTGTAAACCCCTCTCCAAACGTGCCGCCGGATATAGGGTTACCCTCAGTATCGTAAGCAAAAAGCTCTATTATATCTTCATTAGACAGACTTCTTTGTTCTGGCGGTAAATCTTTAAGACTTGGAAAAAGTTCAAACGCAGGGGCAGTGCCTTGACGTAAACCTTCATATGTAAGGTAGTCAGCCTCTTCAAACTCTTCATTTATAACTTCTGTAAGATTTTGAGCAAACATACCAACGTCATTGCCAAAAACAGACATAATTTGGTCAAAGTTTTCTTTGTCAAATTGAGCGTAAGGGAGATTTTCTTCAGCCATTATTTTTTACGATCCCCTCTTTTTACAACATTTGATTTAATTAAATCTTTAGCGTTCTGAACCGCTTCAGAAGTTAATTCACTTGAAAAAATCCCATCAACAGAACCAAGCATTTGATTAAGACGTTCGATTTCAAACAATTTTTGATTAAGTGTCTTTCTCATACTTGAATCGACAGGCGTTCCAGATGCAAACAAAGTTAAAATTCTTGTCTTTTCTTCATTTATCGCAGATTTTAACGAAATTAATTTTCGAGCTTCTGTTTCGGGGTTGGCAACCAAACTTTGTTCATTTGGAAATAATTGCTCTGTGGTTTGTAAATCAGCAACGGCAAATCTTGGAGAAGCTGCCAAGGAGGATCGACCAAGCACTCGCACCATGCGAACAAATTGTCTAGCATCTTGCTTGTCTATTCTTACACTTAGCTTACCACCAGTAACTCCACCAACTACAGAATCCACTCCGGCAAGTATTTTAGCCCAGAAACCCGTGCCGTTTCGAGCAGCTTCATAAGCATTAACGACTTCTTTTTGACCTGCCGAATCAAGCGGTTTACCGTTTTGATCAACAACACCAGAACTAATATTAATGTCCATATCTGCAAGTTGAGACAATGCATTTGCGCGAATTTTTTCGTTTTTAGAAACATCGTAAGCAATCGTGTTAGAGACTTCAAAAGCCCCTCCAGGGACACTTTTGATATTACCTCCCGCGTCAACGTAAGTTTGACCGCCATCGTAACTTGTAAACACGCCTTCTTCTGGGATGTAAAATCCACGGGGTGAAATATTAGCGGTAGGCACGTTTCTCATGCTTGCTTGACCACCTTCAAGAGATACTTCATTTACAAGAGCAATAGCTTGTTTACCTTGTGGTGAGGTAATATCTACAACCGTAGTGATTAACGTGCCATCAGCGGAGGGAAGCGTTATTTCTTTATATTCTGGATCAGGAACAGAAGGTGTGCCAAACAATACAACCTTTTCCTTTGTCACTTTGTTTATTGCAACAATTTGATTATCGATTGTTCTAATTTCAACATTGTCACGGTTTTCAATTGCACGATTTTCCGCGGAAATTTTCATTTGCTCTTGAACACCAAGACGTGCCCTGTATTCAGCATTTTCTCTTTCTTCTCTCGTAAGATCTCGTTTTAAGGCACGACGTTCCGCCTCAATTTGCAAGTTAGTTTCGGCAGCAAGACGGCGACCAAACTCAACTCTATCTCTACCCTCTTTATCTAACGCATAACCAATCTTGCGTTCTTCTTCAGCAATATCTCTTTCAACCTGTGCCGTTAAATCCTCCTGATAATCTAATCTATTTCTATCGTACTGAGTTTTTTCGACTTTTTCTGCAAGAGCAATATCATAGGCTTTTGAATCTGCTGTCCAATTATTTGACGCAAGAAGGTCATCATACTCTTTTTTCTGCTTTGGGTCTTTTACGTTGAAGGATTTTGGAGCTTTACTTGAATCAGTCAAGCTATACAGTGTTTCTGTTTTTGTCCCACGTTGCTCTTCTTTAATTTTTGCTTCGTCTGCAATACGTGTGTTATATGCAGTAGCGTCTTCGGTATAACCACCGTCCGTCGTCTTTTTAATAATAGCTTCAAACTCATCTTGGCTTGAAAGAGGCATTGTAATTGGTTCACTTTTACCATCTACCGGGTATAGAGTTACTGTTTTAAAATCTGTTTTATCCGTTTTTGGTTCAGTACCTAAATTAAAGGCCCTGGATCCGGGATTAGCTTCTAATAC